AGACTGTTAAGGTCAAAAGACACAACCCAATCATACTTTCCCGGAATCGGTTCCTTGACATATGCTCCCGCATACTGTGAGTCCTTTTCTGATCTTTCTTTAGGAGGGATAACAATGTTGTTCCTCTTCAAATAGTTATAGATAATCGCATCCCAAGTGCGGACCTGAAAGAACACATCGTTGTAATTCACCTTGGCGTCATATGCCATAGTCAATGCCAACTCAATCAGTTTCATCTTGTCTTCCAGACGGTCAACAAGTTCCACGTCAATGATGTTGTATTCAATAAACTTCTGCCAGTTACCTGTATAGAAGTCTCGGAAAGTATCAAACTCCGAGTGGTCCAACTTGCGTTGTCCTAGTTCCACAAATGCAATGTGGTCTAGTCGATACGATTCTTGATTAGTATAGGTAAATTTCTTATATAAGTCAAGGTAGTCAATCACAGTGATGCCTGCCATCTCACAGACTAGTGCCGTGCGACCGTGGTTCTGAATCTCACGAGTGCGGACATTGCCCCAAGGCGATAGTCTCCTGACTACCTTATCGCCCATCAGACGACCGATGCGACCAACGATATATGGGATATCATACAGTTCACAGTTCCACCCTGTGATCACGTCAGGGGCGGTTGATTCCCACCAGTCTAGGAATCTATTGATAAGGTCAAACTCGTCATGACAGAGCACGAAGGTGACATCCTTACGTGTGTTATTGAATGGACGTGACGCGAAACAGGTGATGTGTTTAGTCGCTGCATTCTGCAATGTGATAGCAAGAAGTTCCTCAGCAACGTTGAATACGTCAGGGAAACCTTCTTCGGCAGCAACCTCAATATCGATTGTGTAGAGTCCAATCTTTGAGATATCAAACTTGATCTCATCCTCAGGATACTTCTCTGAAATATACTGGGCAACATATCTGTCATTACCGTAGACATCAAACCCTTCTACATCCTTGTACTTATCTACAAACTCTTTACAGTCTGAGATCTTACCGGGTTTGATTGGTTCTACAGATCTGCCATCAAGTGTTTTGTGCTTTGATTCTTTCTTTGAGGGTACAAAGAAAGTAGGGTAGAACTCTTCCCTGTAAGAAAAGTGCTTACCATCTTCATATCCACGTACCAGCATTTCATTGAATCGCTGATAGACATTAGTATAAAATCTCATTTAGTCAGTGACTCGTATTCATCAAGTAGTTTTTGGTTGGGTGCAACCATTGTCAATATTTTATCAGAACTCATCATAACCACCTGGTCATCTGATACATCAGTTAACCAAGGTGTGAGTTCTCCGTTGTCAACCAGACAGGGTTTAGTCAGTTTACAATCGGGTTGTCCGATATCTGCAAGAACTTCTTCAATCTGACTCAGTAAAAGTAGCTTGTTCGTTAAGCAAAGTACCTGTACTGTCGGGGGTTCCGGTTCCGTTGGTTGATCCGGTGGCAACATCATCTGGTCTGTTGATAGATTCGTTTCTTCCATTTCTCTTTCCGTAAGATTCTACAATTGAATCAAGTGGGTCAGCAATGCAGACCACCCAATCTTTATTTACAATGATATCCTTATCCTTAGATAGACCCATCCACTTGTAAAAAATTAGTTCGTGCTTCGGTGGAGCATCCTCTGCTTCAAGAAGAATCTCCTGGGTTTTAATCCTAATGCAGTGGGGTTCACCGAAAAAATATGATACCAGATTATCCTCAGAGTCACGAAACTCCTTGATGTCTGCGATGACTTCCTCACCAGACTTCAGTAGTGCAATTTGTACGCTCATAGATCAGTATTTTCCTTCAGGTAGTATAGCATGAAAAAGGAGGGGACGCAACTGGATTTTGCCAGTTCCCCTCCAAAGGCGACGATATTTAACAAGGTAGCCGCTACTATTTAGAACCAGTCTTTACGCTGATGGTGCTCAGGTACAATCTTACTTAACTCGACTGTTAGTAACCCATTCTCAAAGCTAACTGATCTAACTTCCGTTTCATCACCGAGTGACCAAGATCTGGTGAAAGATCGTTGAGCCACTCCTCTATGGTAGTATGTTGTTTCTTCAGGTGATTCTTCTTTTGTTCCTTCGATAAACAGTTTTCCGTCTTGTGTGTAGACATTTAATTCTTTTTCGTTGAACCCAGCAAGTGCTAGTTCAAGTCTTGATTCCGTGCTACTGACCTGGACTAGGTTGTATGGAGGATAGTTCCCTTCTTGAACGTGGGATAACCTATCAAATACATCATCCATACCAATGCTGTACTTATTTATACGATCTACCAAAGAATTTAAATCGGCAGAATGAAACTTCTGAATGTTGACCATTGTACTTCTCCTTTGAAAGCGAGATTAGATTGTGTGGACCCCGAAGGCATCCTTGGCGTCAAAGGGGGAGCGAACCCCCATGCCTCTGACATACTTATTTAAGCACAGACCATTAAAAAAGGGGATGTTGAATCCCCTACTTTTTTATTCGGTTGTTTCTACTTTTTTCTTCTTGCCGATATTATACTTGGTCTCAAGCACCCATTCATGCTTCTCTTTGTATGCCAACACCTTGATTTGATTCAAGGGTGCAATGTCTGTAACCTTCTCTGGTTCAATAACACTAACCAGACCCCAGTCACAGAGCAGTTGAATAATTCTGTTGCGTCTCTGGACATCATTCACTGTCAGGTTCGCATGCTTACCATCCAAGGCAAACAGTTCCTTAAAGTGGACAATGTAATACCGACCCTGCTTGTGTAGAATATGGCAGGACTGGTAAATCTTTTTCTCTTTACGGGATGCAACCCCGATACGTGTCAGAGTTTCACGAACCTTAAGAAAGTCATCTGGTTCATTCAACGTAACTTCGATCATCTGATCCGCCGACCAGCGGACTTCAGGTTCCTGAATCATCTTTTTCCTCCAGTTTCAAATTTAGATTTAATGAATGACAATTGTTGTTTGGTAAGAATGCTCAGAGCCTGTTTTGCTTTTTCGTTACTATATCCATAGTAACGTTTGACATAATCTAAATCTCTGATCTCGTCCTTGCGGAGCCACGGAGAGAATCTTTTCCGTTTCCTCACACTATTTAGCATGAACGAATACTGGAGATTCGGATCTAAGTGTGAGTTCTTGTTCATTTCATTCGCATACAGAACCGTGTCCAGTTGACCGGACATGCAGCGGTTCACAATGTATGCTGGATACTTTGCGTCTGGATCTTCAAGACGAAGATCTCTCTTGTTAATGTTGATGGAATTCAACCAATCTTTTAGTTCCAATGTCGGATCACTCCTGCAATAATAAAACAATTAGTAACGAGATAAGAAAAGAATATAGCAGTCCGTACAAGAACCACGTAGTTGTCATATCTGTGGGTTTTGTCATCAGAAAAACTCCCTAGACTATATTTCCAAATGCGACCCAGTTTCCTCATCTTCTCTTCCCTTGTTCCTTATAATAATCTGGTCATTCTCGTAGTCTGCTACGAACTCAAGAACATCATCGTGCGCCCAAAGCAACTCTTCATAGAGTGCATTGAGTTTAGACATATCCTCATACAACTGATTGGGGTTTGTCATAGTTAAACAATAAAAGTTCTTTTCGTTCTTTCTGCTCGCGCATGTATTCGCCTACTGATCTCATCGTGTATGTGAGATCAAATTCTCCTACTTCCCACCCTTGGAACCTTTCTTTAACCAACTGAGACGAATTGTAAGATATGAGTTGAGGACCAATAAACCGATCACAATCGGTAGCAAAATCGTCGTGGTTGAATCCGTTATGCATACTCCCTTTCCTTCCATATAGATTATCTCGTATGTCGTAGGGGGGATCAAGGTAGGTAAAGCACTGTTTGTTGTCAGTAAGGAGTTGTTCATAACTGAGGTTAGTAATTTTCCAATCTTTGATTAGTTGAGAGTATCCTGGAAGTTTCTCAATTCCTCGCACTGAGAAGTTGGAGACACTTGCTTGTTTACTGAATGACGAGGATTCAGTAAGACCACTAAAACTGCACTTGTTGACAATATAAAAAGCAACTGCGCGAGATGTATCCGATTCATTATAGTCATTTACAGTCTCCTTAGACTTGAGGAATAAATCCTTAGCAGATCCGGGTTCAGGATGCTTCGACTTTAGTTCGCCAATCATCTCAGCGAGTTCAGCACCAGAATCCTGTAGGACCCTCCAAAAGTTATATAGAGGTTCATACAAGTCATTCACCCAGATATCCAGGTGAGGATACTTCTTGGTGACATGAATGGCGACACTACCACCACCAAGAAAGGGTTCATGATATTCTTTGTACTCCCTCAGATCAGGAAAGTACACATCCATCTTCTGGCAAGCACGAGACTTGCCACCTGGATATCTCAAGGGTGTCTTATAGGACTTCATCACAGAATCAGTTTCTTATC